CAGCGGGGTGTCCTGCGTCACCGCCGCGGGGGCGTCCACCTCGACCTGCTCGATCGTGACCTGGCCCGCGCCGTCGCCGAACAGGTACCCGTCGAGCTCAGCCTGGTTCTCGGCGAGGCCCGTCACCGGATCACCTCCGGGGGTATCCGGCCTGCCGGGCCCGGCGCATCGTGAACAGCAGCGCACCCATCGCCTCGTCGACGGTGGGGCCTTCCTGCGGGCTGATGTTCACCGTGCCGATCAGCGGCGCCGCGCCCCCGTCGCTGCCGCCGTAGTTGGCGCCGAGCGGGGTGACGGTCACCTTCTCCGGCCGGGTGCCATCGCCGACACCGATCAGGGTGGGGGTGCTGAAGATCTGGCCGGCGAGGCCCTTGGCGTACCAGTTGAACGCCCGCTCGTGCGCGGCCGCCGCTACCGGGTTCCCGTACCTCTGAGCGATGTAGTTGACCATTGCGACGGCCTGCCCGGCGGCGGTCGTCGAGTTGCCGCCGTACTGGGCGTATTCGGATGGCCCGTTGATGAACTGCGCCATCCCGTACGCACCGCTGCTCGGGTTCGTGGCGGTCAGGCTGTACCCGGCTTCCCGCTCCTCCACGTAGTTCAGCGCGTTCCACTGGGCCCCCGTCCAGCCCTTCTTCGCCGCCGCCGACTTCAGCGCCGCATAGGCCGAGGAGTTCGCCACTCCCGACGTGCTGATCCCGCCGCCGCCACCGAAGCCCAGCAGGCCCAGCAGGTCCGAGCCGAGGCCCTTGACCCCGGACAGGGCCGAGCCGAGCTCAGACAGCACCGACGAGCCGAGACCCTTCAGCGCGGAGATCGCCTTGCCGGGCAGTTTCGCGGCGGAGATGATGCCGTGCTCCAGCAGCCCGGCGAGGGCCATGGGAGCGGACCCGAAGATCTTCTTGATGGCGCCGAGCGGGTCGCCGGCGATGATGCCGCGCAGCAGACCGGCGATCATGTTGAAGCCGATCCCGTGGAACACCGTTGACGGGGAGTGGATGCCGAAGAACTGCTTGACGTACTTGATGATCGGGTTGACGATGTTGCCCTTTACCCAGGTCCCAATGCCTTTCAGCCGGGCAACGATGCCGTTGTAGAGCCCCTGGATCAGGTCCCAGCCGTGGTTCCACAGCCACGAGCCGGCCTTGGCAAAGTAGCCTGTTACCGGCTGGTAGATGTAGCGGTACAGCCACGAGGTGGCCGACCGGGCCCGCGCCCAGATGCCCGAGCCGAGGCCCTGGATGATGTCGAGGCCGTGCTGGTAAAGCCAGGTCGTGCTCTTGACGAAATAGTGCTCAACCGGCTGGTAGATGTACTTGTACAGCCAGGTGGGGATCACCTTGGCCCGGCCCCAGATGCCGTCGCCCAGGCCGCCGACTACTCCGGAGCCTGCGGGATGCAGCCACGAGGTGGCCTTGGCGAAGTAGCCGGTCACGGGCTTCCAGATGTCACGGTACAGCCATCCGCCGACGGCCTTCGCCCCAGCGGCTATGCCGCCGCCGATGCCGCCGACCAGGGCGGATCCTTTGGACCACAGCCATTTACCGGCACCGCTGAAATAGTTGACGACCGGCTGGTAAATGTCCTTGTACAGGAAATTCTGGATCTGCTTACCGCCGCTGGCGATACCACCGCCGAGGCCATTCGCAAGGACCTGGCCGAAGTCGGAATGAGTCAGGTATTTGGTGATACCGTTCCACGCGGTCGAAAACAAATGCGGAATGGTCTGCGTGAAGAAATCAGGCAGGCTGACCGTGAACCAGTGAGCCAGCGGTGAGGCGAACCCGCTGAAAAACGACTGATACGCCGAATCCCACCGGCCAGCGAAGAAACCGCCAATGTCACCGAACGCATGCGGGAGACTGCTTGTGAACCAGTTGGTGATCTTCCCGGCGAATTCCCGCTGGAAGTCCTGGTAGGCGACATCCCACAGGTGGGGGATCACCCCCGCCGAGCCGGGGGATGCCACCATCGCGCCGCTGCCCGCCGCGAGCTTCTGCGGGCCGGGGGTGCCCTTGAACAGCCCCGCGACCACCTGACCGCCGGTTTCGTTTTGCGGCGCGCCGAGGTTACCCCAGCCCTTCTTCCCGGCCCCGGGCGCGTTTTTCTGCATCCAGTCCGGCAGTTTCGTGCCGCTGCCGGTGAAGACGCTGAAGAACCCCTGCGCCCATCCGGGGATGGCTTTCTTGCCGGCGGCCTGCTGGGCCGGGGTTTCTTGCGGGATGAACGAGTTCAGGACATGGCCGGCGAGGTAGGCGGCGACCAGTGCGATACCGCCCGCCTTCAGGAACGCCGCCGCGCCAGCAGTGGCCGACGCTGCGGTGCTCCCCTTGGCCGCCACCCCGGCAGCGCCACCCTTGGCCGCTGCCCCGGCCGCGCCTCCGGCACCGCCGGCGGTGTCCGCGCCGACCATCGTGTCGGCGGCCGTCTGCATGTTCGCCGCAGCCGTGACCATCGTGTCGGCGGCCGTCTGCATTCCCGTTCCGCTGACCGCGCTTTCAGCGGTGCTGCTGAGCTTGCTGAGCTTGACGCCCAGCTTGATGACGCCCAGCTTTTTCAGGGCCAGCAGCGTGACGGCCAGCCCGGTCAGTGGCGCGAGGAGTCCCGCCTTGCCGAGCCAGCCCGCGATGGGCCCGAGGACATTGGCGGCGTCCTGGCCGAATCTCTTCACCTCGGGCACGACAGTGCTTGTCAGGTAGGTCACGAACTTGGTGACCGGCGGCAGCAGATCGAGCCCGATCTTGATGCCGAGCGTGTCCAGCGAGGATTTCAGCAGGTCGAACTGGGCCTGGGCGGTCTTCCGCTGCGCCGCGACCGCGCCACCGTACTTGCCGGTGGTGGTGTTGATCTGCTCCTGCTTCTTCTCCAGCACGCCGAGGTTGTTCAGCATGGTCAGGATCGCCGAGCTGGACCGGCCGCCGCCGAACGCCCGCGACAGCAGCGCCGCCTGCTGGCTGGCGGACAGGCCGCTCGCGTCCAGATGGGTCTTCAGCAGCGAGATCGCGCCGATGATCCCCTGCGGACCGCGCATCGCGTCCGCGAGCTGCGTCCCGGTGATCCCGATCGACGCGAGTTGCTTCTGCGCCACGCCCGATGGCGCGCCGAGCAGTGACAAGCTCATCCGCAGCCGGGTCGCCGCGGCGTCCGCGGGTATGCCCTCGTCCGTCATCAGGGCCAGCGCGGCACCGACCGACTTCAGGCTCACCCCGAACGACCGCGCCGAGGGAAGGATCCCGGTCCCGATCGCGTCGGTGAACTGGGTCATCGTCATGTTGCCGGCACCGATGATCGCGTTCACGGTCGCGGCGGTCTCCCCGAACGTCTGGGCGCCCTTGATCCCGGACCGCCACGCCCCCGCGAGCGCGTTGGTGGTGTCCTCGAGGTTCGCCCCGCCGACCGCGGCCAGGTCTGAGGCGGTCTTGAGCGCTGTCATCGCGTTGGCGTTGTCCAGGCCGACAGACTTGAGGTGGTACAGCGCCTCGGACAGCTGCTGCGGGCCCTGCTCGGTGGCCGGAGCCAGCTTCAGCACTGACTTCGTGAGCGAGTCGACATCGGCTTGGCTCGCGCCGGCCTGGGTGTGGATCTTCTCCATCGACGACTGGAAGGCCACCGCCGCCTTGACCGACTCCACGCCGATCACGACTGCCCCAGCAGCGATCGCCTCACCGGCCACCACGATCGCCTTGGAGACCTTGGAGACGGTCTTCTCCATGCGGCTGGCCGACGCGCCAGCCTTCTCGAACGCGGGAGAAGCGCGGTCCCGGCCGATGAGATCGTAGATCACGGCGACGGTGCTGGCGATGGGGACTCACCCCCATCGGGCTACCGCTGGTTCCGCTGCTTTTCCTGCTCGGCCTTTTCGTCCTCGTCGCGAAGCTGGAGCTCCGCCATCCATTCCGTGATCTCAGCTGAGGAGATCCGGTTCAGTAGTTCAGCGACCGTGCAACTCATCTTCTCCGCTAGCTGGAAGAGGAATCGCCTGCCGGGTCGTCCTCGCAAGCTTTTCCCAGTTCCTCAATGTCCTCGGGCTTGAGCCGGGACAGCTCGGCGGCAACTTCGAATACCCGGTCGAGCGCCGCCGCAGACTTAGCGCCGAGAGCGTTGACCTCGTTGTCGGTGAACAGGCGCTCGCCGTCCTCACCGACCATGCTTTTAGCCGCCAGC